ACCGATGTGACCGATGATTTGACCCATTTGGTAATCGCCCCCAACAGCGTTTGATTCGAATTTAACGCGCAGTTCGCGGCGCTGTTCTTTGAGCATGACAATTTGCTCATAAGGCTGCGATGCCGTTTCAGGGAACGTAAACAAGGAGCTGTAAACTTCGGGAGCGCGAGCGTTCGACCGACCAGTTACCTGCACAGTCATAGAGCCGTTTTGAATAAAATCAGGTTCGATTGTGGTAATACGGAGTGCCCTGTTTTTGCCGCTTGCAAGAGATGACAAATCGGATGTTTCAAACCAAGACGGGATAGGGTTAATAACATGCCCGTCAATCTCATCAACACCCTGCTCTTGCACCCAAACACGGTAATCATTTCCATTGCCAACGGCACCCGCGAGAATCGGCGCGGCAAATGAATTGTTAAATGAACCAGCAGAACGACCGTTTGCCGGAAGCTCTGTATCATACCATGTGTTTTCGCGGACGTTATAAATTACGGCGTGTGTGCATTCTGTTGCGTCTCCACGCGGATAGCACCACCAAACTTCACCATAACGCGGGACTTTAAAGGCAAAAACCTTTGTTCTGTTGAACTTGTTAATGCCATCAAAAAAGAAATTAAGATTTAATTGGTTAGGAACCTCACGAACAACACCGTTGAACATGAGGAACCGGTCAACCCCAGCCCAGAAGAACACGCCATCATAATCAACAACCGAGTTGGGTGATATGATTGAAGTGTCTGTTGCGATAGTGTCAAACTGAAATACAGTTGATCCACCCGTAAATGTGGCGCGGATAACGGCGTCATAAGCCCAAAAAAGGCCAGCAGGAGCGGTTCCGGATCCTGCGCGAAGTGGCATGCCTTTAATGATTTTTTGCCCCCACACGCGGGCTATGCCGGATCCGGAGCCGGTAAGGTCGGTCGGGGTGCCCGGTACAGACCAGCCAACGATGCCAGATGTGCCATAATAAAAGAGATATGGATGAAGGCTTACCAAACCTCCAGTTGCATTTGCATCGGCAGGCAGCGCTATTTCTGTCAAAGCCCCTGTGCCCAAAACCTCACCAAAGAAAAGTTGGCCACCCACATCGTTACAAATACAACTAAGGTTTGGGGCAACATGGGCTAAAATGTAATTTTGATTGGTGGATGAATCATATTGATAATCAAACATCCACATATTCAAGTTGCTATTAACAAGCGTTGATGGCGTTCTATTTGTAATAATTGAACTATTTGCCGTTGAGTCAATTGTAAAACGTTCAAGAGTTCTTGTGCTGCCAGAATGGCAGTAAATAAAATTCATCTGCGTGAAATTTGAAAAACCACGGCTAATTTCAGTGAGATATTTTTGTGTTGCTTTATAACCGCCGATTTTGCGCGGCAAACCACGTTGGAAGCGACACCATTGGCCGTCAACGTAAAAATTTCCATCAAATTTTGTCCCATCCCGTTTAATGCCGGGCTCTGAACGTAATATGAGGGTTTGTTCTGGCATCAGAATGCCCCGCCATCAATGTTGCCCGATTGAGCAACACCAAGTGCTGCCCACGCCGCAGGCTGATCAGCAGCCGTAAACAATGCAATACCCGTTGACGTTCCGCTAAGGTTAACTAATGCGGCGCTTGCACTTGTTGCACCCGTTCCGCCTTGTGATACGGCTATAGGATAAGAAACACCGTAAGTATCGGCGCGGATAACATTGGTTCCGTCGCTATATAAAATAGCACGTTCGCCGCTTGCCAATGCAACACCAAGACCTGCGGCTGTTTTTACAGTAAATACATAAGCGCCTGTAGTTTGGTTATCGACCCAATATTGCTGCACAGTTGCCGGAACAATAATGTTTCTGTTGCCTGTTAAAATGCCTGTAAAGCGATATGCAACGCGGTTTAACTCTGTGCCAGACAATGTATAGTTACCAGTGCCTGGTACATTTATAACCGTGTAATCAAACGCAAAAGTTGCTGATTGGCCGAAACCAATTGTATAAAAATTCAACCCATCGGATGCGATGATTGATGATTCGCCAGGCTGGTAGCTTAAGAAGGACGAGTTATCAATAGATGTTGTCCCTGGTGCGTCTGCCACAATCGCTCCGGTTCCAGAGTTTTTGAGGTAAATAAACCAGTTATTACCGACAACAGACGGCTGAGGAAGCGTTAATGTTCCGCCTGCTCCAGTCCAGTTAAACATAACCGCACGGTCATTTACAGATGCTGTATAGTTTGAATTTAAAGCGCTAATTGGAACGGATTGCGATAAAAGAGCACCAACGGCTACAATACCAGTGCCCGCCAACGCAGATGCGTTTGCTTGCGATGTCGTAGCGCCATATTGCAGTGACTGCCAAGAACCGGCTGTTGATGTATTGTTTGTTAAATAAACTTGCCAAAGAGTTCCGGCAGCAATGGTAATTATCTGCGTTCCATCATAATTTTTAATGATGACGGTATTGGCGCTGAGGTTATTGAAAAGAATAGTTTCGCCAACACCCGCTTTATTGGCTTCTGGCAAAAAGATGCTTTTACCAGCCGCGGACGAAACAATGTCCATGATACGCGCGGCGAGGTTTACATTGGTGGACGTTTCTTCAGGCCAACTAAGGACAATGTCGGTTGTTAGCGTGATCGGCGCATAGCTAATCTCGGTTGGATAGATTGTTGCGCCGCCAAAAACACTGGTATACGTCGTCATTATGCTTCGCTCCTATTGGCAGAACGATCCAAGATGCGCTTGAGATCCTCGCTGTTTACGCCCTGCGCAGCCCGATCATACATTGATTGCCAAGTGCCGATGCGTTCGTCGTTTTTAAGGAATGGCGTCGCTTCGAGCAATGCCCCATACAGCAAAAGATAGGGCGCAAATTCTGTAAGGTAATTTGTTTGGCTTTCCGGCCCCAACAAAGGCGGCTGCTGGTAATAAAGAATTTCAAGAACCTTGGCTTGCGACGGCGTTGGGCCGATTAGCCAATACTGGTAATCATAATCAGCATAATATTCTGGCTCGCCGGTTTGCGTTGGATCGGGCCAGTAGGTGCGGATGTATTCAAAAGAACGGGCAAAAAGCGGTTTGCCTTCGAGGTTCATGCTGACAGTATCGCGCCAACGGTCTGGCTTCATATAGGTTGAAACACCAGCTTGCAGCGTGGTTGTAACGGGGGTAATGAAACCTTCGATTTTGAGTTCGGACGCAATTCTGCGTTCCGCAAGCGTAATTAAACGCGGAAGCTGTTCATATACGATTTGGTCGCTTTCAACAGTAAACCCGCGCTCCAAATAACGGCGCAGGTCTACCAGAAGGCTGTCATAGGTCATCACATACATGCTGCTTGCTACCTTTAAATTTTAGCCGCTGCTACAGCATGCACCGATTTTAACGTTTATTATAACCTTTTACTTGCCAGTTGGCAAATATTTAGCGGGAGCACCACGCCTCGCGGCGAGCGTTATGGATGCGTATGTCCGCGATGGTGTCTTTTGTGTCTTTTGAGCTGTAAGTAATATCTGTCCAGATGTTACAAACGGCAACATTAGTCCCGACGGTTCCGGTCAGGCTTGAGCAGCCCGCTGTCAGAGTTGTCAACACTATCGCCAGCGCGTATCGCATTTTGCGTTCTCCTGAGTATGTCAGCCTGAGCAGCCGATTCCATATCGGAGACGGCATCCGCCCTGATTTTGTAGTAAATCCCAAGCAATATTACCAAAACGGCTACCGCCATAGCCACATAGCGGCCAATCGGAGTTAGCAAAAATGCGATCATATGCCGTGCTCCTTCATGTGCTGGGACCGCCAATACCAAATGGCAAGGCCAAGACCCACAAGCGCCACCATCAAGAGGAAATTGGTATTATGGAACAGTCCGGTTACTGTTGACACCAAATCGGTGGCATCCTGCGCTTGGTTGGTCACTTCGCGTGCCGCACTCAAGCCGCCAATTGCTGTTGTGGCAATGGCCGCGTTGCCCTGTTTGCTTTCAAGCATGGTTTTTTGTGGTGCAACAGGATCCGGCTCCATGCGGTGCTCTTGCTCATCCGCATGATGGGCAGACCACAAAGCGCATTCGGCCTGACGGCGACGCACAAGGCCGGACAATTCTTTGCCGCCAGCTTTAGTCCATTTCATAAGTTCGGCAGGAACGGCAGCAAAATCGCCAGCGTTAACTTTTTTCAATAAGGTTGACTTTTGCAGCGCTCCAATACCGGCGTTGTAGGCAAAATCAACCAGAACGTCAAATTGGTTTTGTTCAAGCGAAACCGTAACGCAGGACATAACGCCCTGTTCAAACTTAACAAGATCGCGGCCAAGAATTTGTTCGGCCTCGTCTTGCGTGATGGTTAATCCATCAACAACGGTTGGTTCGCCTGCGGCAGACGTATGCCCATAGCCAATTGTCCAAACGCCTGCTGGGCATTTGTATGCCGTGAGTTTGCAGCCTTCAAACTTTTGCAGCAGGTCGCGCCTGCTTTGTACTGACATTCTCATTATACTTAACTCCTTAAAAGTATAATACCAACAGACATCATTATACTTAATAATAACAAAACTATGAAGCTAACAACAGCCGCTTCTTTTATTTCTTCCATTTGAGCGGCTTTAGCACGGTCAGCTTCATATTTTTCACGCTCAATTTCTTTGCGGATGTTAATAACTTCACGCTGTATTTGATCCCAAGCCGCTAACCCGTATTGCCCCACAAACATATTTTTAGCTTTTAATGCCAAATTTTGTGCTTCAGCTTTAGCTGTATAACGTTCAATTGCAATTTGCTCGGCGCTTTTTTTGCTAAAAATATTTGTGTTAGTTTTTTCTGCCGAAAGGTGGGTTAACCTTGCAAGGCTCCCCCACAAATCGGACAGGTCTTTAGCCATGTGCTGGACTTCTTTTCCAGCAGCAATACCCGCCTTTAAACCGCTATAGGCCGTTTGCGCTACCGCAAGTATTGTTAACGGGTCCATTTTTTACCACTTTTTTTTATGGTGTTTCGGGCCAAGTTAGATCCCACGGGAAACCCGTTTGTTTGCTGATATCGCGTAATTGTTGGCGATATGTAGCCCAAGCAGCCTTGTCAACCGGCGCATCTGAAAGTTGTGTCCAATCGCAATCAGCAAGACGCTTGTTGCGGTCATCTCGGACAAATTTTGCTTGATCCGCGTCCTTAGTGGCTTTTTGCTCATCACTCAAATCAACGGCAATATATTTTGTATGCCATTCACCATTAATTTGCTCCACTCCATTCCTTACGGAAACTTGGTAGCGGCCACACAAAGGTTGAGCACCTTCTAAAACGGGATCGGCATCGTGAGATGCTATTATTTGAGGCGTAAGCACATCAAATGTGCCCCCCGTTGTATTTTTAACGTATTGGCGAAATTCGCCTTCATACATTACAACGCCAGTTGAACGAATACGAATAATCATGATGTCACCTATGCAATAGCAAGATAAATGTAAGTGCCGCCGCTGGCATTAATACCAGCGCCCGTGCCGACGATTTGGAACCCAACACCGGTTGTATAGACGTTGTTAGCGTTAACTTCTGCGGCTGTCGTATTAAACAACAAATATGGATCAGTACCAGCAACCATACCACGGGCTGTATCCCAAACATACCAGTCGCCTGTGCTGTCTGTACGTTTAATCATCACAAACCTTGCGCCACCAGTAAAACCGCAATTAATCGTCTGCGTTGCGCCGGTTCCTGTGTAACTTCCAACCTTACTCACGCCAAGGCATGTGGCAAAAAGATATGCAACATAAGTTTGTGTTGACGCATTGACCGTTGTATCTGTTCCTATTGAAAATACAGACGAAGTTGGCGTTGTGCTATTCCACCTTGTTGCACCGGTTGCAGCAGCCGCGGTTGTATTTAAAACAAGATATTTTGTATTACCAAGAGATGAAGAATAAACCTGCCAATCATTTGAAGCAGATCTTTCTTTTATAATTATTAATTCAGGTATTACACCTAAATTATGTGTTTGTGTGGTGTTTGCTCCTGTTCCCGTATAGCACACTTCATCAAAAAAACCCGGGGAACGTCGAAAACTCCAATAAATAGAAGAAGTGATATCTAAACTGGCAGGAATATAAAACCCTGTGTTATTCCACCCGTTTGTAAGGACAGCTGTAGTACTTTCTGCCGCAGTTCCACTTGTAACTAAATATGGGGTACTTGTTCCGGCGTTTCCTGATGTTGTTGAAACGCTTGTAAGTCTGCTACTTGCCGCTGAATTATTTGTATATCCACCCCTTGCCGTTGCTAATTGCGTATCAATGACAAAATTAGTTGTTTCAGCTGTATTATAACTAACTGAAGAACTTACAGCAATCGGACTAAAAACACTTGTCCCAACCGTTGGCGTAGCCATTGGCCCACGGCGGATGGCGATGTAGATATTGTCTGATGCCGCAGCGGGACCACCAAAAGCCGCATAGAAATTAAAACCTGTAGCTGTCGGGCAATTTGCGGCACCACCACTTCCACTTGCTTCCGCACCGCTTGTATTAGCGTAAAGTGATTTATTTCCTGAAAAAGATCCAGTATTTGGCCAACCCCGCATATTATCTAAAATTACCCAATTATTTGGAGAATTATTTGTTGATTTAACTAAAACCCACTGCGGTTCATACCCCAAATTGATAGTTGCACTGCCACTGCCATCAGTCGTAAACGACCCACAAGTAATCACATTCTGTGTTCCGTCAGAACCAAACCCCCCGGCGTTGGAAGCGTATAAATAAGCAACGTAAGTTCCACCGGAAGCGTTTACGTCAGTGCTTGTTCCTACAGAAAATACGCTGCTGGTAGGGGCTGTGCTATTCCAGACAGTCGGAGTAGACGCTTGGGCATTGGTAAGGTTTAATTGGATCGAATATGCGGCTGATGTCAGTCCAGAATGATAAACTTGCCAATTGCTTGTTGTGTCCGTCCGCTTGACGATAATGCAACCAGGCGTTGAACCAAGGTTGTGTGATATGGTGCGGTTAGCGCCAGTTCCCGTATATGTCACAACATCAAAAAACTTTGCCTGTTTTTTAAAAGACCAAGATACAAAATTGTCCGCGCTTGTATTAACTTGGGAGCCCGTTGTATTGCCACTCCCCAAAGAAAAACCACTTGCGTTAAACGATGTTAACGAAACAGAATCAGTGCTTGTTGCATCAGTTGTATTAGAATGTAAAAGTTTTGTAGCGCCTTGTGCTGTATCAAACAAATTATTATTGTACGCAGTGGTTCGGTCTTTAATCCAAATCATACCCCCAGTGCTGACAACCACAGGTTGAGTGGCAAAGTTAGTTGTCGCTGATCCAGCGGCGTCTGTAGCCGTACCAGCGGCGTCTGTAGCCGTGCCAGCGGCGTCTGTAGCCGTACCAGCAGCGTCTGTCATTGTACCGGCTGCATCTGTAAGAAGATTGGCGGCGGCCATATTCATAATGGCTGTGCCTGACGTAGAAGTTCCATCTTGAGCAAATTTTGTAACAAATACAAAATCATATGATGTGGGAATTTGTCCTGTTATATAAACATTATTATTACTATCGGCATTGATTGCATTAATATAACCACCAAAAATATTATTGGTTGAAATTTGCCTTTGCCATTGTATTGCCCCACTAGAATTATATTTAGCAACAAACCCAAGAGGAGGGCTACCAAAATAACCACCAATATAAATATTGTTATTATTATCAACCGATATTGAATTGCTAGAAATGTTATTAAAGGCAGCCCACGCTAATGATCTTTGCCATTGCAATACGCCAGATGAATTGTATTGAGCAACAAACGCTACTGATTGACCTGAAATATAGTAACCAGTAATGCAAACATTATTATTGCTATCAATAGCTATGGAAATACCTTGTACTTGGTTAGCAGAAAGCATTCTTTGCCACTGCAACACACCAGCGCTATTATATTTTAAAATATAATTTTTTATAGTTGATGCCGTGGTGTAACTTACATAAACATTATTATTGCTATCAACAACAACACCACCAAGGTCTTGGAATGAATCGCCACTGACAGTTATTTTTCTTTGCCACTGCAATGTTCCACTTGAATTGTATTTTGCCAAAGCAATATATTTGCTTACACTTAAAGCGCCCGTTATGTATATATTACCACTACTGTCAATACATAAAGAATTGTTGTTATACCCAGAAGCATTTGAATCACTTAAATTTCTTTGCCACTGAATAGTTCCCGTTGAATTATATTTTATTAAATAAATAGAATTGCCACTACTGGCCGTAACATAAACATTACCACTTGAATCTACAGCTATTCTATTAATATAATTAATGCTAGATGTAATAACTTTTTGCCATTGAAGGACGCCAAAAGAATTATATTTTGCTAAAAAACCCCTGTATGTTGATCCATAAAAACCACAAACATAATAATTGCCGCTACTATCAGATGTAACAGACGACCCGGAATTTAAACCAGAAAAAGTTAAACTATTTGTTGTCCACGGAGAGGCATTGCTAGAAAGAGCAACTCCACTGCTGAATATTTCAGTACTACCTTTACCGGTATACAAGTACGTTGAAAACAAATTTTCAATAAATTGATTAGGATTTACGCCCGTGCTTTGAGAAAATTCCCCAAAACCTTGCGATGATTGTGCGCCTTTTCTTTGGATAACAGGCATATCTGACCCTTATGCGAACTTTGTTTGTGAAGCAAAAACAGTAAACGCCGCGCTACCTGTTTTAATAATTGTATAAACATATGCATCAACAGCAGACGAATTACCAGACGACCAAGCTGTACCGCCTTGATACTTCGGAGTGACAGATGCGCCGTCAATTTGAACGGCGTTGTTATAATACGCCGTACTGCCTTGCGTTACAAGAAACGCCACAGTAATTGATTGACCCGTAGCCATCGCTGTATTTAATGACGTTCCAGATGATGCCCGAAAGTTAACCGTCCAGTTGGCTGAAGCATTTGTCGTGTAATACAGCACAGACTGCGTGGTAACGTCATAATTGATTGTTCCAGTTGCAGCAGTAGCCGAAACGGTAGCAATTTCCGCAGAGTTATTTAGAACCGAAGCCAATACGCTTGATGTGCCCGCAAACGTCTGAGTGCCAGTCCATGTGTTGTTTGCAGACAAACTGACGCCACTAGCAGGAGTTACAAAAGCCAAGTTTCCAGCGCCATCCGTTTTAATGACTTGGTTTGCGGTCCCATCGGCTATTGGATATTTCAACCCTGCCGGATTGTTCATGAGGCTTTTTACGGAACCGCCTGAGTTTTTGGCGTAAAGCGCCATGTCAGCGGTATTGTAATTGATTGCCAATTCGCCGTTAGCAAGATTGGAAGCAGACGGAGCCGTTCCGGTTGTTGCGGTGCGGTAAAGCTGGATTGGCGTATATCCGGTCTGTGACATTTCGTTACCTCAAAGTTAATTTGTACAGAATATGCATGTGCAAATCACTTAGATCATCCAGCAGATTTTCGAGAGCCGGAACGTTTTTAGCGATTTCCTCTCGATGTTGAGCAAGCCAAATCATCTCATCTTCAATAGCCTGTTTAACATCTTTTGCCTGATCTGGCAAATTTTCCACGCGCCCAAAGCCGCCTTGGTAAGTTTCAACAAACGTATCAAGGAGTTTTATGACGCCTTTATAATAGTCGTCGAGAGCCTCGTGTTCGCCAAGGGATTCTGTCAACCAGTGCTGCATATGCGCCTGATTGCGGATTTTAAACATGCGGGTGATAAGCTCAACGATCATTAGAACGTACCCCCGTCAACGCCACCCCAAGCTGGCGCAGATGAGCCAGCTGACACTAAAACCTGCCCTGTGGTTCCCGCAGCCGTATATGCAATTGCAGTTCCAGTTCCATAAGTTGCCCCGCCTGCGGTGGGCGTTGCGGTTGAGTTAGTGCCGCCAGATGCTATCGGCAACGTACCAGTTGTTAAAGCTGATGTTGATGTAGCATAAACAGCGCCGCCAGATGTGAAAGATGTAAGACCAGTGCCACCCCGATTAGTAGCAATTGTCGAACCGTTCCAAGTGGCTGAAGTAATAGAGCCAGCATAGTCTAAAGTGTTAGTAGACCAGCTTACATTGCTTGGTGATTGATCGTGCCTATCCCATGAACCTGCGGCAGTTGAATTTGACAGCAATACAACTGTTGTGTAGCCCCCTGATGGGACAGAAGCTACAAGCGTACCTGAGCTATTATTAACTGTAATTGCACCGCTTGATTGGTTGTTGTTAAACGAAAAAATCGGCCCTTGTGGTAGTGTTGTGGCATTTGGAAGTTGGATTGTTTGGCCGCCTGATCCAGTAACAACATAAACGGGTGTTGATGACGCAGTTAACGTAATTGTAGTTCCGGATGCAGCAACGCTTGTAAAACCAGCAAAAAATGAATTGGCAGTAACATTGCTGTTAGCATCTCGCAAAACCACACTATTTGCGCCGGAAGAAGAGGAAACTCCTGTTCCACCATTAGCAACGGCAAGCGTTCCAGACAGCGTAATCGTGCCTGCACCAGTGATTGGGCCGCCGCTTGTTGTAAGGCCTGTTGTGCCACCGCTAACATTAACGCTTGTAACTGTTCCTACACCGCCTGCTGAAACCCAGCTTGTGGCCCCAGTTCCGTCCGTGGACAAAACATAACCGTTCGTGCCAGCGGTTGTAGGTAGCGTCATTGTCCATGTGCCAGCTGCTGCTGCTGACTTCATCGTTACAACGCCGGAAGTCCCGCCCGACAACAATAAACTGCCCGCCGCGGTCCCAGATGTGCCGAGGGTTAGAGCGCCGCCACTAATAGTTGCATTTGAGTTACCAGAAACAGCCGTGCCAGTTGCGGCATAATAAGTTAACTGACCAGACGTGCCAGAATTAACAGTGCCGCCTGATGAAAAACTGGTTGTAGAAGCGCTTGTAACAACGCCTTTAGAGTTAACAGTAATAACTGGTATGGCTGTGGAAGACCCATAAGTATTTGCCGTGACGCCAGACGCGGGAAGATCGGCGTTTACTAATGATCTAAACCCTGTTGGCGCAGCTGGTCCGCTTGCTGGGCCAGCGTAAACAACATTTGCAGGTTGATCAGTTATAACAAGAACCGATCCCCAAGTTGGTGCGGATGTCCCGCCAGAAATTAAAACCTGACCAGCAACGCCGGTTGGGCTAACATAAAGACCATCTGCCCCACACCACACAATTGAGCCCGGCGCAGCTGCAATGCTATTGCCTGTGCCACCATGCTGAAGGCCGAGAATATTTTGAACTTCATTATTACTGGAAAGGTCAACCGCAGGATGTTTATGGTCTGACCGCGACATTGTTGTCGCCGTTCCAGCGGATCCAGCTAAATATGTTGGAAGAGGCGTTGAGTTAGAGAGGTTCGCCGCCAATGTTACGTTTGCTGTTAATTGACCGCCGCCTGTTAATCCGGTTCCTGCGATAACCTGACGAGTATCTGGAACATAACCTGAGATCGTTGCGGCAACGGTTGTTGCTGAGATAACTCGGCCCGTTGCGTCAATTGTTAATACAGGAATATGAGTTGCATCCCCGTACGACCCCGCAGACACGCCACTATTGGCAAGTTGTGTTGTTCCAATGCCACCATTTGCAACACTAAGTGTTACATCACTTGAAAGTTGGCCCCCGCCGGACATGCCTGTTCCAGCAATGACTTGGCGCGTTGTAGGAACGCCTGCAACTGCCAAAAGGTCACCCGCGCGGATTTTATAAGAAGCGCCTTGGTAAACAACGTAAAGAAGCGAATCTTCAGAGGCTACAGGAGCATAATCAAGCTGAGTTATCCGCGTTGGGATGAGATTGCTAGGGACTTCTGACATTAGCCAAGCTCCAAATACTGTTCACCGTCTTCAGCAATGAAGAACTCGTCCCCTGCTTCTTGAATAAACCCTGCCGGTCTGGTGTTAATTGGAACATCAGGACGCGTAAAAGGCAAAACTATCTGGTCAGGACGGCGTGGTGCGAGCCGATAAGGGTCATATTCGTCTGTATCGGCCTCACAAACCATCAAATTAGGATAATTTGGGTCTGGATGCAGCTCGGCAAGCACCATTTTGCGCGAACAGCGCGCGCAAATACCAATACCGAACGTCGTTTGGCCTGTTACATCAAGAAATAAACCACTCATTTGGTGTAAACTCCTATACCAGGATTAATCTGGATAGGCGAACCATCGCCATCGCCGTCCCAAGCGCGCATAAGCGATGTTGCGGCGCGTTGTTCAAGCACAGGGACCAAATTTACATCAACTTGTGGGGTTTCGGAAGCCATTTTTGATGCCAACCCGTTAACGATAGCCTCCAGCCAACGCTGCGGCACTTCTACTTCTTGTTGAAGATTTTCTGTATCCATGATGTGACGTTGCCGCCACAAAATAAGCTGTGCGCCTTCTGAGGCAGCGAATGGAGCAGGCCATAAATTAACAACGGGGCGAGGAATATCACGTTGGAACCAATAACTATTTGGGCGATTAGGGAAAACTTTGTTGCTTTGTTGTACATACGCATCACGGTTTAACAAGCCAAGGGGTATTTCCTGCGGCATGTTGCCAAGTTGAATGAAGCTATAGTGTATTGTTGATGTCGAAGTTATACGAAAGTATTGGTAAGGTAAAGCGCCTGATATATCATACCAAGTGATTTCGCCTGCACCAACAATGTCAGAGCCGGTTCCAACGGTTGTCCATGTGATCCCATCATTGCTCACTTGAAATACAAGCGGAACGGATGCAGCTGTCCACTTAATACCAAGCGTATTAACAACGATTTGCGTGCCAAAGTTAACGGAATAGGACGTTGATGTTGTTGTCGTTGTGCCGGTAAGCGGCTGCATGGTCAGGTAGTTTAGGTTCAAAACGTCAATCGTGCCAAGCGGGAGCGTGACGATTGGCTGGTTTTGATACATCGGCAACACAACGCGTTCGATACACCAGCTTGGCGTTCTTGTGTTGGCAAGGTCAGACAAAAGCAAATAAAGCGACTCAAGCGCGTAAGTTTGCATTTCTGAGCTGATTGCCTGAGCTGGCAAACGGCAGCGCCTGAAAGCGTGGTCAACAACTTTCAGGGCGTTAAATGTCGTTCCGCTTACGCTGCCGGAAAAGGCCATGCTAACTCCAATTTGCAGTCAGTATGGCCGCTGTTCCAGCTTGCCCGCTTTGCAATTATAGATAAGCCCCTGAAAAAGAGCAAGTTACTTCTTTTTTGCTGCTCCACCGGACTTCATAGCGGGGCGTGCCATCATAGGCGCACCGCGTCCTTGTGCCTGAGCCATCTTTTGAGCCATTGCCATACGGGCAAGCATCTGCATTTTATCCTGTGCGTTGCCGCCCTGTGCTGGCATCATGGGGCGCTGCGCCATCATAGGGCGCTGTTGCATTGCAGCGCCACGCATGGCGTTTAAAGCGCCCGCAGGGGCCATAACATTGCCGCCATCGGCAAAGTTATACTTGGGGTGGCTTTTGATGGGGGACTTGCCGCCGGTTTCGCCTGGGTCTTTATTACCCTTAACGCCGAGATCACCCTTGTTGGGGATCATGCCGCCACCTTCAACAAAGCCACCTTTTTTCATTGGCATCTGCGGAGAAATGGCGGACTTACCTGA